AGGCTGCCGCTGCGAGCGTTGCCGGCACGCCGAGGCCAGCTACCGCCGCCAGTACCGAAAGGCCCGCCGATGACGCAGCCGCAACTGTTCGCGTTACCGGCGGGCTGGTGCACAGCAGCAGAAGCAAATGACGTCTTTGCCGAACACCATTACCTCGGACCATGCCAACGCGCGTTTGCGCATTGGATCGACGAAGCCGGCGCACTCGCATTCGCTCACCCTGTAGCTCGCATGATCCCAAACGACGGCACCGTAATCGAGCTCACCCGCTGGTGCATCACCTCAAACAACAAGAATGCAGGCAGCCAGCAATGGTCACGAGTTCGACGACAACTGCGCAACCGATTCCCGAACGCACTTACAGTCGTCAGCTACTCAGACACCGACAAACACGACGGTGCGCTTTACCGAGCAGCGAACTGGACACCAGCACACACACACCACACGTTCAGCAGCTACCCAACACGGAGCGGCAAACGCACAACCGATACCGATTACGTCGCGCCTAAACGACGGTACCTGTATCCGATACGGCGGTTCGATCCATGGCGAGCACAAGTCACAACCGATGAGAAAGGGAACCGATGAAAGTCACTCTTGATGAGCTCAACGTTGCCGAGCTCCGCAGCCTGTGCCGCCAGTACGACCTAACAGAAAGCCACGACAGAGCCGACATGAGAGCCAGACTGCGTTTGTTTTTTTCATGTCCCCCACACCAACACCCCAGCCCGACCAGCGTTCTCCCCCTCCTGGAGGGGCCTGGGCTACCCTGTGGGCATGGGGTACGACCACCGCCACCGCCAGGCCCGTGCCGAACTGTTGGCTGACCGCCCGGTTTGTGTTTGGTGTCGTGGGGCTGTGGCGACCGAAGCTGACCACGTTCCGCCGTTGGCGTCGTTCCCGCCTGGCGAGTGGGTCGGGCAATACGTTCCGAGCTGCGGCCCGTGCAATGCTTCCCGTGGCGGCCGGCTGGCTGCGCAACGCAAGAAGCCGAAACCTGTAACCTCGAGGAAATGGTGATATGGGTCGACATCGCAAAGCCGTAGAAACGTTTCTCGAAACTGCCGAGGGCGACCCAGTTGTCGTCGAAACATGTCGAGGGCTTGCTGATCGTTGGGATGCGATCGAGGCCGGCGCTGAAGGTGCCGGACAAATCCCTCAAATCGCGGCCGTTTTGCTTCAATCGTGCGAAAAGCTGTCGATTCCGCATGAGGATGCCCTGGCTTCGCTTGAGAACGCATTGAAGGCTGTATGACGTACCCGGCGGCTTTGCACGCCACTCCTGCAAGCGATTCACCGAGCCGAGGCCACTACCTGGCCCAGGTCGCCGAGCTCATGGGCTTGGACTTGTTCGGCTGGCAGCGGCAGGTTGCTGACGTGGCCCTCGAGGTCGACGAGGCCGGCCGGTACAAACGCCGCACCGTCGGCTTGTCGGTCGGTCGTCAGAACGGCAAGACAGCGCTGCTGTCGGCACGCATCGGCCTCGAGCTGCTCGCCGGCGGCCACGTCGCCTACACCGCCCAGGACCGAGGCGGCGCACGCCTCAAGTTCCAAGAAACAGTCGAAATGCTGCGACCCGGCCTCGGCTCACGCTTCCAACAGCTCCGGCTCGCAAACGGCAGCGAATGCCTGACGATGACTAACGGCGCATCGTTCCGAGTGGTCACCCCCTCAAAAGACGGAGCTCGTGGTCTGTCGCTCGACCTCGTCGTGATTGACGAAGCGCTGGCGCATCCGCTTGAGCTCGTCGGTGCCCTCGGTCCCACAATGTCCACCAGGCCGTCGTCGCAAATGTGGCTCGCCTCAAACGCCGGCACGAGCTCATCGCAACTGCTGCGCCACTACCGTGATCTCGGCCGTGCTGGTGACTCGCCCTCGCTGGCTTGGTTCGAGTGGGCTGCAGCTGACGACGCCGACCCTGACGATCCTAAAACGTGGCTGGCAGCGATCCCGACGCTTGCCGAGGAGAAAGGCGTCACGATGGCGGCCGTCGAGGACTTCCACGGCACCATGACCACCGACTTGTTCGATCGGGAAATCTTGAATCGGTGGCCGTTGGAAGCCGGCGACTACGCCCTCGACCTAGCCGTGTTCGCACAGCTTGAGGAGCACGACCTGCCGCACGGCGACAAACTCGCCCTCGGCGTCGACGTCAGCCCGATGCGAGACTGGTCAACAATTGCGATCGCTTCGCAGACTGGCAACCGGTACCTTACCGAGATTGTTGACCATCGGCCCGGTGTCGGCTGGGTACCCGCCCGGCTCGCCGAGCTTGCACAACGATGGGGCGCAACAATCGTTATTGACGCCGGCGCAGCCGCTGGGTCGCTGCTGCCACACTTGCAGCATCTCAACACGCTTGAGGTCGGTGCCCGTGACTACTGCGCCAGCTGCGCCACCATGCACGACGCCATCGTCGACGGCAAACTGGCACACCTCGGCGATACCATCCTTACCGACGCAGTCGCCTCGGCTACTCGCCGCCGGCTCGGTGATCGGTGGGCTTGGAAGCGTACAAGCGACGAAAGCCCAATCACGCCGCTTGTGGCTGCTAGCCTTGCACTATGGGGCGCAATATCAGTCGCGCCGAAACCTACCCCGCAGGTGTTTTGATGTATCACGCCGCCCTTCAAGTCGCCGGCTTGCTGCTGGCGATCTTCGCTGTGTTGATGGAGTTCGGAGCGTGGCCGGCAGCGTTCGCTGTCGGTATCGCTGTCGTTATCGTGTCGGCCGCTGTTGAAGCTGGTGAAGCGTGATCGGCGACCTGATCCGCAGAAACGTCCAAACGAGGGCAACGACAATTGAGCTGCCCGCCCGCAGCATCACGTCACAGACGCTGTTCGGCCCAATGTCGGTGACCCGTGACACGCTGCTGTCCGACGTTGTCGCAAACCGGTGCGTGACCCTTATCAGCGATCAGTTGGCTTCGCTGCCCGTTTACGCCGAGCGCAACGGCGAAATGGTCGAAACGCCGACCCTGCTCGCTGCTCCCGAGATTGACCGTACCCGCTCCGAGTTCATGGCCGCCCTGGTCACGTCGCTGCTGATCAACGGAAACGCTTACCTACTCGCCGGTAACCGCAACAGCCTCGGGTTTGTGCAGAACGTCGTACTGCTCGACCCTGAAGCCATCCAGGTGTTCATGCAGGACGGCCGGCCGCAGTACCGCACATCGCGAGGCGCATTGAATCCTGAGGATGTGCTGCACATCCGCAATTTCACGCTGCCCGGTCACGTCGTCGGATACGGCCCGCTCGACTACAACCGGCAAAGCATCGCCCAGGCGCTCGCCGCCGACCAGTACGCAGCACAAGCATTTACGACCGGTGCGCTGCCCGACGGTGTGCTGCACTCCGAGAACGAGATTACCAGCGAGCAGGCCCACGACCTGAAGCAGGCATGGATCGCCGGCAACGGCGGCCGGCAACGAGGCCCGGCCGTACTGTCCGGCGGCGTCAAGTACCAGCCGCTCGAGTTCTCATCCGTCGACATGGAGCTGCTCGACAGCCGCCGGTACAACGCCGAACAAATGTGCACCTTGTTCGGTGTCCCGCCGCACCTCGTCGGCGTCCCCTCGCAAGACTCCAAGACCTACAGCAACGTCCAGCAGGACTCGCAGTTCTTCGTCCGCTTCACGTTGCGGCCGCTCGCAGTCAAGATTGAGGAAGCGCTGTCGACGCTGCTGCCTCGAGGTCAGCGGGCCGTGTTCAACTTCGACGCTGTGCTGCGAGCAGACACACAAACACGTTACGACGCATACGAAACCGGTCTGCGGGCCGGCTTCCTTACCATCGACGAGGTCCGAGCTTTGGAGGGATTGACGTGACCGAGATCGAAACCCGCACTATCACGTTCGACGGCATCGAAACCCGCACCGATGACGACGGCTTCCGGCACCTGGTCGGCATCGTCGTGCCCTGGGCCGGCGAATACCGCATGCCAAACGGCCTTACTGAATCGTTTGAGCGTGGCGCATTCACAAAGACGTTGCAGGAACGTGGCGACCGTATTCCGCTGTATCAGCAGCACGAGTCACGCTCGACGTTGCCAGTCGGCACGTCGGTCGGCTGGGAAAACACCGCCGACGGCCTTGTCGCTGACTTTCGCATGGCCCGCACCGAACGAGCAGCCGAAGTGCTGTCGCTCGCCGATGACGGCATGGTGACCGGCTTGTCAGTCGGC